CGTGCATGGTTGGCACCAGTTGATCAGCCTCACGAGAATTTTATATTTCCAGAAGAAGTACTACCAAGAGGCAACGCATTGTGATTGGGTCATTAGGTTTCTTATTACTTCGTTTATCGATAGGCATCATGCTTATCCATCATGGATATGAGAAACTAGACAACATTGAAAACTTTGCAGATGCATTCGTAAAACCATTGCATCTTCCATTTCCAATCTTCTTCTCATACATCGCAGCATTCTCTGAGATTGTGGGAAGTTGGTTGGTCATCTTCGGACTTGGCACTCGTCTGGGTGCCTTGGCAATCTTAGGCACAGTTTCTTTTGGAATTTATCACGCCTTAGTTACAGCAGGATTTAACATCTATTTGTTAGAACTCTTAGTTCTTTATTGGGGAGGTGCAGCATGTATTGTTCTCAGTGGTCCTGGTAATTTCTCAATAGACCATCTAATAAAACGGAGACTCACAAATGATTAAATCACTATTCAGTATTATGTTTGCTGCTCTAATGTGGGTACAAGTCCCACAGTGGAGTGATGATTGGTCTAAGTGTTCAGTAGATGTACCAGATACAGCATGTCATTGGTACATCACAGCACCCGATAGTACCATGGGTGAAGGATTTAGCTGGGCAAATGCTCCTTGGTTTAGTGTTGAAGGTCTCCGTGATATTGGAGAACTTCACAACACAGTTCAGTCTCTTCAGGAGGCATGATGAATAACTTTATGGTTTTCATATATTTTGTTTGCTTTGCTGCAATTGCAGGAGGTGCCTTTGCTATGATGTGGTCTAATATTCAATCTATTAATATAGAGATGAATAAACCAAGTAAACCACGTCATCCAGAAGCACCAGAAGCAGGTGAGGAATTAATGTATGTGGACCTATCCAGAGAGAAACTGGAACAAATTTATGATAAAGAATAGAGGATGCTGTGGTTCTGGATGTCCAGATTGTCCATTTAGACCACCTAGACACAACAAATAAATCTTTGGTATTGACTAGAAATTAAAAATACTATAAATTAAGAGGGGTAACCCCTCTTTTTTTGTATTATCTTATGAATGAAATTTATAGAGTCTATAGCAAAGATGGATGTCCATATTGCACAAAAGTTATTTCTGTGTTACAGTTAGCAGAGTTAAAACATATTGAATTTAAACTAGGTAGAGATTTTGATAAAAAAGGTTTCTATGAAGAATTTGGCCAGAATGCTACTTTTCCAAAAGTAAAGAGAGATAATATCACTCTTGGTGGATGTACTGAAACAGTTAAATATCTTAAAGAAAACAATTTAGTATAATGGATAATTGTTGGGATTTGTACGATACTGTTGAACATACCATTGATTCTGCCTTTGAAGGTAAGTTTACAATCAACATGTATGAATTTCTAAAAATTATAAAAGCAACCAAAAATGATGTAGAGGAATTTTTCAATTCTTCTACTGCAGTTGAAATTAATGGATTAATTCTTGAACTAGAAGATTATTGTGAAGGAGGAAATGATTCTAAACACAAACAATTGAGAGAAGCTTATGGGCATCTTGGTAAACCTGAAGCACGTAAGATAAAAAATTATTTGTCAGGAATTCTTAAAGACGCTGAAAGGTATGGTTATGACAGAAGATCAGGAAGAAGAAAAAAAGGCACTAAATAAAAACAGAAGTGACGATACTCCAAGAATTAATCGTGGAGTTGAGTTATTATTAAGAAATAAAAGGAGGATCTCTCAGCCAAAAACTTTCCAAGTGAAAGTTGGTAAAATGATTTCCTTTTTAAAGAGGGAGATTCATTTTAATTTTGAACTTTCACTTGATATTAAAAAGCAAGTAAAAGGGGAGGAGTAAAATGTTAGCAATCACCCTAACACTATCATCAATCATTTCAATTTTATTTCTTTTCGTTGGAGGAGTAATTGGATATCTAGTTAAAGAATATGTTTATGAAAGAAACTCATGTTACATACCCACACATCCAGAGATGTTTGATGAAAATGGACAAATAATACCAGATGAAATTTTATCAGTGAGGTTTGAAAATGCCCCAGAAGACAACTACGAAGAAGACGTTTAGTGTGGTAAAAAAACTCCCACCTAATCCATTCATTCATGAGATTTTAGAAGTCGTAAGTAAGACAAGAGCAACTACAAAGAAGGTAGAACTCCTTAAAGAGCATAGATCAGATGCATTAACATCAATTCTTATTTGGAATTTTGATGATACTGTAATTTCTATGCTCCCAGAGGGTGAGGTTCCATTTAATAAAAATGAAGCACCTATTGGAACTGACCATACTTCACTTAGGAAGGAATATAGAAATCTTTATCACTTTGTAAAAGGTGGTAATGATAGTCTCTCTAAAACAAGAAGAGAGAGTATGTTTATTCAAATGCTGGAAGGACTTCATCCTTTGGAATCTGAAATTATTTGTTTAGTTAAAGATAAAAATTTAACTAAAAAATATAAAATTACTAAATCTGTTATAGCAAATGCATATCCTGATATTGAATGGGGTGGAAGAGGTTAATTTATGAAAGTAGTTGAAACAGATTGTGATCCTACACTTGCTCAAGATAGAAGTTTACCTAATAATTCATTTTTAGTTGAATACATACAAGATGAAGTAACTCATTTTGATTTAGTTATTTCATCTAAACAAGTTGATATATTTGATCATTATTATGACAAATATAAAAAAGATTTTGTGTTTATTTCTCAAACTGAGGGTAGAATTAATCCAAGACTTTGGAATCCAAAATCAAATAAGAAAGAAAAATGAATGATAAAGAAATTGAAAATCAAATTAATGAATTAATAAGAGACGAAATACAAGAGATCATTAATGATTATGTTGATGATAAAGAACAGGTAGAAAGTTCAGGACTTGGATTTGTAGAATCTGATGATGATTTAAAAGTAAACATCAGTACTGATGAAGTTCAAAAACTAATTAAGGAGTATAAAAAAATTAAAAAGAATAAAAAGTCTAATATTTCTCAAATTAAAAAGTTAGGACTTGTTGACAAGTATGGAAAACCACTTAAATAAATATTAAAAAAAGTATAATATGCTCTCTACAAAATATAGACTCAGACTTGAGTTCATTTGTTCACGCATAGCAAATGGGGAGGAAGTTAATCTTGATGATATGATTTGGGCTAACAAATTAGCAAAATCAAATCAAAGTGCAGCATCTATTTTGAGGAAAGCAAGAAGACAAGCAAGAAATCCAGAAATGAAAGAAGGTGGTCTTGACGATTTTATGAACCAGATGGACCTTGGGGACCCTGATCCATCTAATCATTCCTCAGGGTTCGGTAGTCCAGACGACATTGTGGATTGGTTTTCTCATGAAAAAACAGATGACTGGAGACAACGTGATTGATGATTATGTCACAGTCACAACATGGGATAAACAATTCCAATGTGTGCGTTATCATTATGTTCATAAATCATCTCCAAATCCAGTAAGAGAAGTAAAAAATTTATTCCCCTTCGAAGAAGTATACGAAAATGCAAGCAGTAATTTATAGTAACGGCAGTCAAGAATGTGAGCGTGCTGGTATGCTCCTTAAAAGTATTCATGAGGATTTCCATGAATACTTCTTGAACGAAGATTTCACAGACAAGCAATTTCATGCAGAGTTTGGTGGCAATGCAGAGTATCCACAGATTGCTATTGGACTCAAGCATCGTGGCAGTTTAAAAGAAACTCTTCAGTATATACAATCTAATAAAATTTTAGGAGATATCTAATGAATAATCCTAATGCTCTCTATGAGGACATGGAGAAATTAAATGCATTATTTGAAGAACTTTGTTGGGATCATGATGATGAATTAGTATTCACACATGATGGAGAAGAAGTGATCATTTATAATAAGTCTAAGAGAAACAAGTTCTAAATGATACAAATTGTATTATTAAGCACTCTTGACATCTAAATATTGTAGAGTTATAATTACTCTATCGTTCATCAAACCTTTTATGTAAGGTAAGACGCAAGTAAGTCGTAGGAACGGAGCGTTCATCCCATGATAGAATTTCTTTTATATTCAACACTCAGTTGTTCTGATGCCGACAGCATTATGCTAAGGATGAAGAATAATCAGGATCTTGACAATGAAGTTAGGATTGAATTAATTGAGGTTATGAAGGAGTCATCTCCAGAATGTTATTGGGACGCAATCGACTGAAGGAACGGGAAAAAACGGATCCATCGAAAGATGAGAAGGTTAATTTTCACCCAACTTCAGGAGTAACAAATGAACACACTCACACTGATCAAAAAGCAAATTGAAAAGCAGGCAGCGCTTCACAATGCACAAATTACCCACACCTCATATCGTGGTGTTGAGTATAATACACGTTGTGTAGAGTCCAAAGAATCTCATGGCACTTTCTGCTATCGTGGAAGCACTTACACCAAGTAATTGCCAAATCAATTGAATAGTGTTATTGTGGGGGGGAAACCTCCCATTTTTTTTTTTATGGAAAAGGATAAACTTAAACAGATTGTATCCAAACTCAAACTTCTTGTTGATCAGTTGGAATCAGAAGTTTATTCTGACCCAAATGCATACAATACAACTAGAACTAAATATGATATTCCCATCTCAGATTATGAAGAAGTATTCAATGATGATGATGGTTATC